GTTTCTGATTTCAAACAATCAATGAATGAGATTTGAGTTTCTGATTTCAAACAATCAATGAATGAGATTTGAGTTTCTGATTTCAAACAATCAATGAATGAGATTTGAGTTTCTGATTTCAAACAATGAATGAGATTTGAGATTTGAGTTTCTGATTTCAAACAATGAATGAGATTTGAGATTTGAGTTTCTGATTTCAAACAATCAATGAATGAGATTTAAGATTTGAGATTTACAAATCAATGATACAACTTGATTTATTTGTATTGTTAATATTTCTGATTTAACTTGTATTCTCAAATATATTTCATCATCAAATATATTTCATCATCAAATATATTTGAAGTATAGAATAATAATTTGAAAATCAATGAATGAGAGAATTTATTTGCTCTATTAATATTCCAATTATTTGCTCAATCAATATAATTTAAATCTCTCTGACACATCATAATATCTTTTATTTTAATTCGATCAATGATAAACTGGTTTCCATGCAGTGTGATATCTACCAGTTCGAGATCTTCTTCCATTTTTCTTTCCCATCCAATATATTATCAACAATACCAAGATAATAACAATGATTACCATTATATTTGCACGGAAATAATTTACTGATCCAATACCAGAGCTTCGAACACTGTTTCTTTCAATTCTGTTTCTAACTCCATCAATCGGAATAAAATCATCTTGTAATGGAACATATTTATTTTCAGCTGCAGAGTAACTTACTAATTGAACCAAACGATAGTTATTATTTTTTAACCATTGTTTTTCACTGGCATTGAATCCATGAAAAGAATAGTTATTAGGTGTATCAAGTAAAAATACAATAGATTTTCCCTCTTCATGTTCACGGTGTCTGAGTTGAGCTAGAATATATTGATTAGTATTTGAATCATATTTTGCAACAACAACAGCATAATCACAAAACTTAAATTCTTCATTGTCTTTCGGAAATGGAACTGAATTTGCGCATGTCACAGAACAACCCATTGAACCACCAATTTCATTTGTTGCTGTGAGACAACCAGTAAAATAAGCACCGAGAGTCCCAGGAACAGCTAATACACCAACAAATACTTGTTGAATTAATTCAAAGAAACAATTATAAACTTCAGTGTCATATAGAGCAGCAACATACGATACAATTGTATCGTATTTATCTTTCAACTCACCATTCAAATCAGAAATCTGAGTGTCACTGTGATCCCGCAATTCTTTCAACATTTCTTCGACCTTTGCCATGTCAATCTCAACGACATTATCCGGATGGTGTCTCGCTCTACCTTTGTATGAAATATTTGTGTTACTCTCTGATTTTTGACTATTTACCTGAGAAAATAAAGGTTGAGTTCTTGATTCAATAGCTTTTGAGATACTGTGACGACGATGTGCCATTTCGTTTCTATGTTATTTTTTATGCACAAATTTTTCTGAATTTGAATTTCAATCTATTTTTCATTTTCATGTGTTTGATTAAAAATCTGGATCTCAAAATCTCGATTCATCAAAGTTTATTCTTCTCACGATGGAATTGCCGTTTGAAATAAAAGAATTTGACAATGAAATCACATTGAGATACAAATGGTCAGATGCTTTCAATGTACCATCAAGATTAATTTTGGTTACTGTTGATAAAAAATCAAATAGAAATATTTTCATGACTCTCGCTGTTTTCATTGAAACAAATAATGATGTGACAATTTCAGAACTTTCTGAACTCATTTGGGACATCGATGATGACATTCATGTTTTAGATATCGCAATGACGTTCGTTGAACTTGCAGTTAAATCATCAATCGACCGATCAGAGATCATCGATGTGTTAAATGAATTAGCAGAAACAAATACACTGCTCAGTTCTTTTCAATCATGGTTTGAAGTAGATTATTATTATCAAAGTTGGAAAACACAAACAGATAAAGAATTGAGAGATGATCGAAGAAAATTACAAAAAATATTAGATGTTCAGGAGCATCTCAAGGAATACGATCCAATCAAGAACACAAAATTCACAGTTGAACGCAAGGTTCTTCAATTAAAAACTTTAATTCGAGGGAAACCAACTACGGTTCAGGATGGTCTTGATATTTTTAATTTTTGTACTTGTTCATTGTATGTTCCTTTCATACAATATAATGGTGCTACATCAAGAAAAAAATGGTATAAAGTTTATCAAGGAGAAACAGCTGATGAAATACCAAGATATGATAACCTGATACCTGATAGAACTGATTCATTGATGATTTCAAATTTTATCTTTTTTTCTATTTGGATGGGTAAAGGTGATGCGAGTAAATCAACTAAAGAATCTTATGTAACAGTTCGATATAATTTGAAACGAAGTGAACTCGAAGCTGAAATAGCAGTTAAAGATTCATCAAGTATTTCTGATTTAGAGAGACATATTCGAGATTCATTACCTTCTTTTGTTAATTTATCGGCAATACAAGAGAGCAAAATATCTGGTTCTTTTTACTTCAAAAACATATCGATAAGATATGACTCTTTTTGTCATATGTTATCTACAGAACCCATATTTTACACATATGTTTTTAACAGTGAATCATCAAACTCTCAAGCTGAAAAATCAAGAATCACATTGCATTATAAATCATTGACTCATTATCAAGATGAAAAAGCAATATCGGATCGAGTTAAATTAAGATCAGAGTTTCAGTTTCGATTACCAGAATTTAGTGAAACATCAGATTTACTTGTTCATGTCCATGGTGCAAGATCAATAATACCTATTAATGAGTTTATTTCTATTTTTTCAAGGTTATTAGCATATTATTCCAAACAAAGAGATGAAATAGAAAAAATGTATGATTCAGTGATACCAGAAGGTGTAAGGAATTTTGAGATTATTGAAGAACAAATTCGAAATAAAAAATCAAATAAGGTTGACATACTCAAAGGTATTGCTCCAGATGTATTTTTGAATAAATATGCGAGATCATGTCAAGCAGAACAACATCCAACAATATTGTTGAATGACGAAGATATAACAGAATGGAGGAACCAAACCTTTGTTTATCGTGGTGAAGAACTCCAGAGACAGGTACTTCAATTTCCATCAGAAAATCCATTATTTTACTTTGGTTGTCCGAATGATAAATTTCCTTTTCCTGGTATCACTACAAATAATTCTATTGAAAATCAAGAAATGTATCCATATGTACCATGTTGTTATCAAAGTAATCAAATAGGAAAAAATCCATTGTTGATGGAAAAATATTATGGTATTGAAGTTAAACCAAAAAGAGCAAGAACAGGTAAGCATGTACTCAAAACAAGAAAAGTTTTAAATATGGGTAGAACAGGTGTCATAATTGAATCAGGTATCACCGATTTACTTTTTCATGCAGAAAAAGGTAAATATTTGAGATATGGATCTCCTTTTTCACAAAATTCTTTTCTTCATTGCGTTTGTATAGCACTTGGTGTAGAAGAATATTTTGAATCAAAAGATAAAGAAGAATATATTTCTTCACTTCGTCAAACATGCATTCGCTCAATTGAACCTTCATTATTGAAACAACAAATGTACGATCAATCACTCGATAATATCGTGAATTCAGGAATGAACATCGAAGGTTTTTTTGATTCACTTAGTTATTTTCGAATGATTGAAGAATTATTCCAAATTAATGTTTTTATCTTTTCACCAGGTGAATCAAATAATGGTGAACTCGAATCAGGTAGATTCAAAAATTTTCCCATTCATACTTTTGATCCAACCAAACCATGTGTTTGTATCTATCGACATTTTGGAAGTGAAGCAACTACGCTAGTTACACCACATCACGAGTTATTGGTTCGAAGATATGAAAATGACAACACTGCTTTTCAAATGATGTTTGATTCAAAGTTTGGAGCTGTGTTACACAAAGCAAGAATTGAAACACAAAGAGTTTTTACTTGGAATATCCTTGATGATAGAAAGAAACAAATCTTTTTACGTCAAAATATCTATTCTCAACCAAAAATTAATATTCCTTATTCGATCGTTGGACAATACATTGACACTGATGGAAAAGGAAGAGCTTTAATTTGTAAAATTGAAAATTCTTATTTTACTTTATGTGGTTTACCTTCAGCACCATTGAATGTACCGTTGGTCAACGTATTGGTTTCATGTCCCATCGAATTAGCAATGAGAATAATGAGCGTAAAACCAACCAGTGTTAGTGTCGAATATAATCAGATAAATGGTTTATGGTACCCACAACATGATTTAAATAATGCTTTGTATATTCCAATACATCCAATTGATGTTTCTGAATTAAATAACATATCAAAGAAATACAATGTTAAATTGGTTTATGGTGGAGGTAATCCTATAATGAGTACAGGTAATAATATCGTTATTCGAACATTAAGATTGAGGCGCACAATAGATATTTTACTTCAGTTAATAAAATGGGTTTTTTATGTTTATTTAAGAGAATATGAAAGTGGTTCACCCAGTGATTTTATAATTCGTTATACAACAGTACTAGAAAATGAACCTGAAGATTCAGCATATTATTATGATTTTTCAAATCTATCATATCGATATCCTATTGTTAACGGTGTGTTTGAAGCATTGAGATATTTAAATAAATACATTGAAACATTGAGTACTGGGACTCATCTGATATTTACAAACCCTGTTTTTCAAGATAAAATAAAGAAATATTTGATTCAAAATATGAAAGAAAATTATGGTTTATCACTTGAAATACCAACAGTAATACGCAATATGTATGTTTCTGAATTAGATTTTCAACAGCAACAACATGTGGCTGTTTTTATTAATGAAAAGGATTTCATTGATTGGTATCGAGAGACTATATTAAGGAAAAAAATATCAACAACTATTCGATATACTGTTTCAAGATCGTTTTTGAATGAAAAATTACCTTATTTGTATCAAGTAACTGAAGATAGAGGTGTTCCCATTGGATTGATTTATCAAGTTCAAAATGTTGTGTCTGGTGATTTTGCATTGGATAACGCTTTGGGTGTTTCTGAAGTTTGGGATGTTGAAAAGATTAATTTAGGATGGGCACCTAAATTTAATGATGAAATGATACCAAAAGAAATTCGGATACCGCGTAATAGAAAATTACCTCGTATTACATTTGGTATTGCTAGTGATGGAAACATATATGTAAAGGATGTTCTGAGAGTCGAAGGAACCAAATATTGGTTACAAATATTACATTATGGTGCTAATGATTATGCTGCTATGTTACCTATGAATTAATTTTGAGATAATTGATTTTATGGAAGCATTAGATTGATGTGTTAATATTTCTGATTTAACTTGTATTCTCAAATATATTTGAAGATGAAATATATTTGAAGTATAGAATAATAATTTATAAATCAATGAGATTTGAGATGTAGTTTCAAAAAATCAATGAATGAGATTTAAGATTTGAGTTTCAAACAATCAATGAATGAGATTTGAGATGTAGTTTCAAACAATCAATGAATGAGATTTAAGATTTGAGTTTCAAACAATGATACAACTTGATTTGT